ACCGCCAACGCCTTGACCGGCGCTCTCGTCGTGCCGACTGCAAACATCTTACGCGGTCGCAACAACACGATTGCGAGCGTCAGCTTTCCCTCCGCAGCCGTTTACGCGGTCAGCGAGCAAATCGAAGTTCGCACGCTCGGGCCGAGCAACCGCACGCAATACCGGCAGCTGCAGCTCGTCGTGGACTACTTCACCGCCGAAAGCGGCACCTACCTGATTGATGACCTTTTCGACACTGGCAGCGCAGCGGTCGAGGCCGCCGTTCTCGCCGACGTTACGCTTGGCGGGCAGTGTCAAGACCTGCATTTGACGAGCGTGGAATATACGATTGAACCAGACGAGGACCGGCGCTTCGGCTCGGCTCGGCACACTTTCAACTGCATCTATTTTTCAACCGACTAACCTCATTTTATGGCAACCAAACTTGGCCGCGACGGCCTAATCAAATTATCCAGCACCACCATCGGCGAGCTTCGCAACTACGCTCTGACCCACACCTCCGACACCGTAGAAGATTCGGTCATCGGCGACACCTACCGCACCCGGCTCGCATCCATGAAAACTTGGAGCGCGTCGGGCGATCTTTACTGGGACGAAGGCGACGCCGGCCAACTCCTGATCACCATCGGCAGCTCGGTCACGCTGAACCTTTATCCAGAGGGCGCATCCACCGGCGACGTTTACTATTCGGGCGCGGCCATCGTGACCCAGTTTAACGTAAGTGCCAGCTTTGACGGCATCGTAGAAGGCTCGATTGCCTTCGAAGGTAACGGGACGCTCTCAACGTTGACGGCTTAATTTCGCAGGCAAAACACACACAACACACATGGACGCAATTGACCTCGTCAGGGAACACTTCGCCTCACTCGGCACGCGCAAGATCGACGTGCCCGAGTGGAAGCTCGTGGTGCACGCAACGCCGGTCACGCTCTCGGAAAAGAACCGGCTCTATCGTCGCAGCAAAGAAAACGACATGGAGCTGCTCGTTGACATCCTGATCATGAAGGCCACCGACGAGCACGGCGCGAAGCTGTTCACGATTGAGCACAAGCCGACGCTGTTGAACAAGGCGGACAGCAACGTCGTCGGCCGCGTCGCAAACGCCATTCTCGCCGATGACGCGCCGAAGGTGGACGACCTAAAAAACTGATCTACGGCGGGGAGGCGGCAGACCTCCTCGCCGTTTACGCGCTCGCGGACCGTCTGCACAAATTTGCCCACGAGGTGCTCGCGATGCCGGCCGAAGAATTGAACGGCTGGCTGGCTTACATCGAACACCAAAACAAAATCTCCAAATAACATGGCTGAGGCATCATTTATTCTGCGGGCGGTCGATGCGACGAGGGCGGCTTTTGCGAGCGTGCAGAACTCGCTTTCGAAGCTCCAGAACAGCTCAAGGGTGGCTGGTTCGGTGTTCAAAAAAATGTTCAACGCAGAGCAGATCGGGACTGCTTTTGCTACCGCCCTTGGCGTCAACATCCAAAACATCACAGAAAAACTTGCGCGACTAATCAGCGGCACGTCTGCCGAGCAAGAGACGCTGGCGAACGAAGGGATTGCCTTGCAGGAAAAACTTGGCGCGGCACAGATGCGAAACTTCGAGGACCGGCTGAGCGACGAGCAAATGCTCCTAAAACTGGAAAGAGATCGCAGCAAATTTGAATCCAGAATAACCACCAACCGCGACCAAGCGCAGGGAACAGAAGGCTACAACGAGGCGCTGCGGAACCAAATCGCGCTCGAAGAAACGATCAAAAAGCTAACCGACTTCAAGGCTGCGACTCAGGCAAAACTCACCGCCGAAAACGAAGTTTATCAAAAGTCGCTGGAAGATTTGGGCCGCGCTCAGGCCGCAATCTATTCGGGCGAGGCTTTGTCCCTCGGCGAAAGAATCTCCGCTCTTAGGGCGCAAGAGTCGGCCATCATGGGAAAAATCGCAACGGCGGACATGAGCGACTTAAAAAAGCGCACCGAGTTAAACAACGAACTCGTGCTGGTCTTGCAAAAGATCGCTCCGCTTTTGGACGAACAGGGGCGGCTCAGCATGGAAGCTGGCAACCTAATCGCCCAAGGCTTCGAGGACGCAATCCTCAGCGGTCAAAAACTCGGCGAGGTCGTTCGCTCGCTCGGTCGCGATTTGGTTCGGCTTATCTTTAGCCAACTGGTCACGCAGCCACTTGCAGCCGGCATCGGCGGCGCAATCAAAAGCGCGTTCGGCTTTCGCGCAATGGGCGGACCCGTCAGCAGCGGCTCGCCCTACGTCGTCGGCGAAAAGGGACCGGAGCTGTTTGTGCCGCACGCGTCGGGCACCATCGTGCCGAATAACAAGATGGGCGGCGGCAGCGGTTCGGGCAGCGGAAGCGTGACGGTCAATTACAACATTGCGGCGGGCGTCTCGCGGGCCGAACTCGTGCCGATTCTCGACCAAGAGCGTCGCCGGCTAAAGGCCGAGATTCCAGACATGGTTCGACGCGGCGGCGGATACCGCGCAGCCTTCGCTTAATCGTCATGGCTATCACCTACCCACTCACGCCGCCAAGCCCGTTTAACCTCTCGCGCTTGTCGCTTACGGGCGTTTCCGCGACCTCGCGCAACACGTCGCCATTCACGCTCCAGACCCAGCAATATAACTGGCCGGGGCAAGCGTGGCTCGGCTCGGTCGATTGTCCGCCGATGAAGCGTGCGGACGCGGAGACCGTCATCGCGTTCCTCTTGGCGGCGCAGCGCGGCACGTTCTATTTCCAAGACTACGCAAACCCGACGAACCGAGGCGGCGTCACCGGCACGCTGACCGTCACGACGGCAACCGCGAACGGGACCACGCTGACATTCGGAGGTGCAACCGGCTCGTTCGCCGTCGGCGACTGGCTGCAAATCTCGACCTCGCTTTACAAGGTCGTGCAGGTCAACTCGTCATCGAGCGTCGATCTTTTTCCGGCTCTACGCAAAAGCTACGCGGGCGGCACGGCCATCACCTACGCCAACGCGAAAGGCGTCTTCCGCCTCGCATCGCCAAGCACCGAATGGTCAATCGGCGAGGCGAGCATTTACGGCGTAGGCTTTGCCATCATCGAGGACGTCGAGTCATGAGCATCACCACCGCAGGCCGGTCGCTCTCGGCCAACATGGTTACCGAGGTCAGCGCGTCGCAGCTCTCGCCGATCTTGCTCGCGTCGTTCTCGTTCTCGACTCCGCTCCGGCTTTGGAGCGGTTACGGGACGATTACCGTTGGCGCAGTGACGTATCAAGGCATCGGAACGCTCGGCACAATCTCGCCGGTCGAAGAAACAACCGACCTCGCGGCGCGTGGAATCAACTTCCAGCTCTCGGGAATTCCAAGCGCATACGTCGCAATTGCGCTCACCGAGAACTACCAAGGGAAAGAGTGCAGCGTCCTTTTCGGCGCACTTGACGCAACCGGCGCAATTGTCGCCTCGCCGGTCACGATCTTCGCCGGGCGCATGGACGTGATGTCGGTCAACGACGACGGCCAAGAGGCGTCAATTATCATGACCGCCGAAAACAAGCTCGTGGACTTTCGCCGTCCGCGTGAAGTGCGCTACACGCACGAAGAACAGCAGAACCTTTTTTCGACCGATCTCGGCTTGGAATTCGTGAACGCCATTCAGGAAAAACAAATCTATTGGGGCAACGCGAAGCTCGCGGCACCGATTCGGGACGGCGGCGACGAGAGCGAGTCAACGTCCTACATGTGACCATGCCAGCACGCCGCGACAACTGGCCGGACCTGCTCGCGCAATTTATCGAGGCGCGACGCCATCAACCGTTCGAGTGGGGCTCGAATGATTGCTGCATGTTCGCGGCGGATTGGGTCGAGCTTTGCACCGGTCAAGATTACGCCAAAACGTGGCGCAATTTCTACTCGTCGGCATTTGGAGCAATGCGATTCTTGGACGACGCGGGCGGCGTCGAGGCTCTGGTGGACACGCTAGGGCTGCACCGCGTCGCGCCGCAGTTGGCCGGGCGTGGCGACATCGTAGCTCAGCAGGCCGGGCGCGGCGTGACGCTCGGGATTTGCCTCGGCGTGACGACGGCTTTCGTCGCGGAGGACGGGCTTGTTTTTGGGCCGCTTTCTAGCGTCGAAACCGCTTGGAGAATTTAACATGCCACAAGCCATCGCAATCGCCATTCTCTCAAACGTCTCGTTTGCCACGGTCGCTGGTGCAATCCAAGCGGTCAAATTTTTGGCCGCAGTGATAAAATTCGCCGCCGTCACCGCCGCGTCAATGGCCGCGTCCAAGCTGCTCTCGCCAAAAATGCCGAGCTTTTCGGACTCGTCGCTCTCGGACCGCTCGCAGTTGGTCCGCAATCCGATCTCGGCGCGGACGATTGTTTACGGCAAATGCCGCGTCAGCGGGACCATCGTTTATCTCAGCACGACGGGCACCAAGAACGAGTATCTCCACATCGTCCTTACGCTCGCCGGCCACGAGGTCGAAGCGATTGACGAGGTTTATTTCAACGACGAGCTGGTGCCTCTGGTCTCGAACACGCCGACGGGATTCTACGCAGGCGTTGCTCGCGTGAACAAAAAGCGCGGCGTTCCCGGGGACACCGCCGACGCGGATTTGATCGCGGACACCGCGAGCCTGACCGATGGCAAATGGACGTCGGACCACAAGCTCTCTGGCATCGCCTACCTTTACGTGCGTCTCACATGGGACGCCGAGAAATTCCCGAGCGGGATTCCGAACATCAGCGCCGTGATTCGCGGCAAGAAGGTGCTCGACCCGCGCACGGCGACAACCGCCTATTCCGCCAACGCTGCGCTCTGCTTGCGCGACTACCTGACCGACACGTCGCTCGGCATGGGCATGACCGCAGCCGAGGTTGACGATACCGCGTTCGGCGTCGCTGCAACCATCTGCGAGGAACAGGTTCAAATCCTTCCGCTTTCGCCGACGGTTTACGAGAACCGCTACGAGGCCAACGGCGTTATCGTGACGAGCGCGAGTCCAGACGAGAACATCGGCAAGCTTCTCTCGGCAATGGGCGGCTTAATCGCCTACACGGGCGGGCGCATCGTTCCCTACGCGTCGGCCTACCGCATACCAACGGTGACGCTGACCGAGAAGCATTTTGTCGGACCGCTCAACGTGCAGACGCGAACGAGCGCACGCGACCGGGTGAACAGCGTTAAAGGCGTTTACGTGAGCGAGACGAACAACTGGCAGGTCACCGACTTCCCGACGATTAGCTCGGCCACCTACGTCACGGCGGACAATAACAACGTCTTTTTCCGCGATGTTGTTCTCCCGTTCACCACCTCGCCTAGTTGCGCTCAACGACTCGCCGTGCTCGAGCTGCGCCGCGCTCGCGAGGAAATCACGTTCTCGGCTCGCTTCCGCCTCGAAGCGATGCAGGTCCGCGCCGGGGACACGGTAATGATTACCAACGAAAAACTCGGCTGGTCGTCCAAGGTGTTCGAGGTGATGGAATGGAACTTTGCGAGCGACGGGACGCCGCCGCAGGTGTTCGTGGATATGACGCTGCGGGAGACCGCTTCCTCGGTTTACTCGTGGGCCGTCGGCGATCAAATCGCCGTGCCGGACTCGCCGAACACGACGCTGCCCGACCCGTTTACGCTCAGCGCACCGACGAGCCTTTCGCTAACGGCGGACGGGACGACTCAACTCGTGCAGGCTGACGGCACGATCTTGCCACGGATTCGCGTCGGCTGGACGCCACCGGCTGCGGAGTTCATTCAGTCGGGCGGCTCGGTCGTCATCGAATACAAGCCAGCCGCAAGCACGACCTACCTGACGTGGAACACGGTTGAGGGCGAACAGACCGAGGACTTCATTTCGTCCGACGTGAAGATCGGCACGAACTACAACGTGCGGATTTACGGCGAGAGCTACTTCGGGATCTCGACAAGCTATCTCAGTGGCTCAATCACCGTCGCGCAGGACACGACGCCGCCGGCAACGCCGACCGGACTCAGCGCAGCCATCGGCACCGGCAAGGCCGTCTCGCTCGACTGGAACGACAACACCGAGCCGGACTTTTCCGAGTATGGCATTTATCGGAACACCTCGGCAGTCACGCCGGCCAACGCGAACACGGACAAGATCGCCGAGGTTCGCGCGTCGCGGTTCGTGGACACGGACGTGAACATCGGGACCACGTATTACTATTGGCTCACCGCTTACGATTCAGTCGAGAACGTCAGCGGCTTTACGAGCTACGTGCAGGCCACGCCGTCGGTCATCACGGCTGGGCCGATTGACCCGACCGCGCCGGCCACGCCGAACGCTCCGACGCTGATCAGCACGACGTTCTATGAATCGAGTGACGGCACGAGCTTTGCGGGCGTTTCGCTCACGGCTCCGCCATTGCCATCCGGCGCGGTCGCGCTGGACGTGCTTTATCGTCGCACAGGAGCGAGCGATTTCATTATTGGAAACCAAATTACGTCTGTCATTTCCGTTGCGGTCAGCATCGACGATCTTTCGGTTGGCGAGTCTTACCAATTTGCAGCGCGAGGGATTTCGTTTTCTGGAGCGTTGTCGCCGGTTTCTTCGCTACTCAGCCAAACGGCTCCCAGCAACACGACGCCGCCAAGCACATTAACAGGACTGACTCGGATCGCTGGCGATCAAGCTGACAAAGGTGCGGTGGTGCATCTCGGAAACGAGTATTACACGGCGGTCGTGACGTGGACAAAACCAAGCGACCGCGACATTGCGAATTACCAGTGGGTGTTAACTACTACTGACACGGACGCCGCAGCGGACGCAGCCGTTGGTGGGGCCTTTCTAACAAGAGAAGAATACGCGCAAGCGGTCATCGGCACGCCAGCGGTTCAATATTTTCGCGTCCGCTCAATCAATCGAAGCGGCACCGCTGGAGCATGGGCGGCGGCTGGCGATTTGTTTAATTTCTACGCTCGGCAGCTCGGCGACGCCGCGACGCTCGACACTGGCACGACGGCAGGCACCGTCGCCGAAGGCAACGACACCCGCATCACCGGCGCAGCCCAGAAAGCCTCCAACCTCTCGGACGTTGCCAGCCCGTCCACCGCTCGCGCAAATCTCGGGATCAATCGTTTCTCGCACGTTGAAAACCTCACAGGCGGCGCACCAACCGAGACGTTCACGTTCACGCACTCGCTCGGCACGACACAAGACTACGTGCTCGCCGCGTGCGTCTCGCCGGTAAACGAGCTGTTGATCGCGCACGACTATTCGGCTGCGGGCAACAACTCGAACGACACGGTCTTTCAAGTCGCCACCGTTGACGGCTCAAACATCTCCGCAGGCTTGCGGCGCTTTACGATTCATTTCGTGCAGTGATTCCGTGCTGAGTCTGTTTTTTCTTCAGACGTAAGTCGTTAATTATCAACGCGCACGGATTGCGTGCGATACTTCGCGCACATTTGAGCTTCACATCGCGGTGCGGATGTGTAGAGTTTTCGCATCGGAGGGAATTAACCCGACGACCAAAACAAAACATGACCGCACAAATCCACAAAATCCTGTCTCGCCACTCGAAGCTGTCCGAGGCCGTTGCCGCAAGCGGCATGGACCTTAGCTACAACGAGCCGCTCGCCCTTCGCGATCTGGCCTACGCTGACAAAAAATACAACATCACCGCCGCCTATGTTACCGAATTCAACGGTCAGACGAGCGTTTATTACGAACTCACCTGCGACATCAAGCTGCTCAACAAGTATGAGCCGTTTCATTCCTGCCTGCACAACTCACCCTTCTCGCGGGTTGAGATCACCGACACCGAGATCATGATCTCAAAGCCAATGCTATCTCGCTCGCCCAAAGCCCGCGCGATGATTGGACAGATCGGCTGGACGGTTGCCGCGATCTAACCCACCTCGCGCCGAGGTCACTAAGGCGCACCGCAAACCACCCCGCTACCTCTTCGGAGGCGCGGGGTTTTCCGGTGCCACCCAACGCGAATTAACGCCGAGGACGCAATCAAACATGACATCCCAATCCGCTCTAACCCACGCGCTGGTCCTCGCGATCACCGCACCCGACCAAGCACGCGCCGACCGCGCCATCGCTCTCGCCGAATCAATCGGCGCGGGCTGCACGAAGCGCCAGATCGAGACCGCAAAACGCAACGCGGCTAAACTCACCAAATGAAAGACCAGTTCCAGATACAGCTCCCATTCGGCACCGACGACGAGCGCGTCCGTTTCGCTACCGTGCTGATCTTGCAGGGATTCACGTTTGAGTGCCGGCCACAATATCCGCAGTTCGTAGTCTGGGCGGACACGTTCGACCGGCTTGCAATGCGGGAACTGCACCTGATCTTAGTCGGCGCAAACGCATCTAGTATGCCGGAGGTCAAAAAATGAAATCCACGCTCCTCCTCCTCGCGCTCTGCGCCACCGCGCACGCCGCGCCACCCGCCTCGTTCTTCCGCGCTCTGCACATCGCAGAGACCAGCGGCAAGCGCGGGCCAATCCTCGGCGACAACGGCAAGGCGCTCGGTCCTTTGCAGATTCACCGAGCCTATCACGCGGACTCACGCGTGGCCGGCGATTACAGCCGCGTTGCCGATTTGGATTACAGCAAGCGGGTCGCGACCGCCTACCTCAAGCGCCACGCTCCGGCAGCGTGGAAGGCGGGCGATGTCGAGACGCTCGCACGCGTGCACAACGGCGGACCCAAAGGCCACCTCAAGCAGGCGACCAAGGGCTACGCAGCGAAGGTCAAGGCGCTTTCCCGATGAGCCGAAAGACCAAACCCGAATACAAGACGCGCATCGTCGCGGCGATCAACGCTGACGAGGGAATCAAAGGCGTCGCCTGCGAGCTGGGAATCTCGACCGGGTACGCATACAAGATCGCGCAAGACTTGGGCTACCTCGCCCGGCTCGTGAACGCTGAGGAAATTAAACTCTTGAAACAACACAGGACAAAATGAACCCACCCGACCAACCGACGCCACGAACCGACGCAGCGGTCAAGCTGACCGTCGCCGCAGGTCACAACACCGTTTGTCCAAACTTCGCTCGCACCCTCGAACGCGAACTCACCGCCGAGCGCGAAAAGGTGCGCGTGCTGCGGGAGCACGGCATTGAGGCTCTTATGGTCGCACGCTCTTGGCAAATGGTATGGGGCGACAAGCTATCGCCCGACTCGGTGGCGATCTTCACCAAACACGAACAGGCATTTCTCGCAGGTCTCGCCGCGACGGAGGCAAAAACATGAACCCACTCGACCAACCCACGCCCTACGCAGGCGCACCTGAATGGCCGAAGCCTTTTGCGGGCACGCCCACCGGCATTATCGGAGAGACTTGCAGCCAACCGCTGCACGATCTTGTGCATCGCACGCCCACCCTCTCGCCGACGCCGAGGACGGATGCAGCCTACTTCGCGAACGGCGCAACCATGTATTCGCTCGCCGGTGAGATGAAGCTTATTGAACGCGAACTCGCCGAAACCGAACGCCTGCGATTTGGTGCCGATGCGGATCGACGCCGGTTGCGTTGCGAACTCGCCGCCGCGAATAAGGGATGGCAACTTTCTGGTCAATCAAACGAATTATGCCTGCGGGAGCTTTACAAGGTTCGTGACGAACTCACCGCCGCGCAAGCGGAGTGCGAGCGGTTGAAAGACGAGATTCTGGCAATCGGTGCGAAGCCGATGTTTTACCATCCTCAGTCGTATGCCGCCACTCGCGCAAATGAGATACAGCAAGAGCGGCAATTAAACGAACTCGCCCGTCTCCGCGCCGAGGTGGAGCGGTATAAAGACGACTACCGGGACGCAGGAAAGCACATCAGCTTACAGGTAGACCGCGCCGAGAAAGCGGAGGCGGAGATCGCCGCCATGAAAGGCACGCCATAACTTTATGACCAACGAACAACACGTCGAACTATTAACCGAGCTTCGCGCCATCCGCGCCGCTCTCGAAAAGCCGAAGCCCGCGCCGATGCTTAGTCTGACGGCTGCGACCGCACCGACTCCGACGCCGGACACTCTGCCACTGCCAGTCTTTGCAATTGCGGACGCGGGCAGCGTGCAGGTCCATTTCGGCAAAAACACTGGCACGCCGCTCAGCTCGCTGACC